TTGGCACCGTCACTGTTTCTGGTGCAGCCGTTGTAACAGAAACCGGGCTAACGGGCACGACTGCGCTTGGCACCGTCACTGTTTCTGGTGCAGCCGTTGTAACAGAAACCGGACTGACGGGCACGACTTCGCTTGGCACCGTCACTGTTTCTGGTGCAGCCGTTGTAACAGAAACCGGACTGACGGGCACGACTGCGCTTGGCACTGTAGCCGTTAGCCTGCCGAAAACCGTTATGGTTACAGGACTGACGGGCACGACTGCCCTCGGTACAGTCACCATTACTGGAACGGCGGTCGTAACCGAAACGGGCGAACAGGCTACCGCTGCCGTTGGCGATGTATCGGTTCTGATTGCCTATACTGTCTATGTTACGGGGGTTGAGGCTACTTCAGCCCTTGGCACAAGCACTGTTGTCGGCATAGCTAATGTTTCCCCGACAGGCTTGCAGGCTCAAGCCAGCCTCGGTACAATAGAAGTAGATATTAGAGGCTTGGTCAATGCGACAGGGCTTGAAGTAACTTCAAGCCTTGGCGCAATCACCGCCAACAACGTCTGTAACGCTTTTGTTCAGTCGCTGAGCGCACAAGCCTCTTTGGGCGAGGTGCTTGTTTGGGAGCAAATTAATCCTAACCAGACACCGGGATATAGCCCCATTGCCCCTTCGCAGGATCCCGGCTATACTCAGATTACGCCTGCGCCAAACAGCATTTGGACCGAAATTGCCGCATAGGATGTACTAGATGGCCAGCACATATTCAACCAGCCTCCGCCTTGAGCTGATCGGCACGGGCGAACAGTCCGGTACGTGGGGTACGACCACGAACACCAATCTTGGCACTCTGCTCGAGCAGGCGATCGGCGGCTACCAAGCCATTGCCATGAGCGATGCCAATTACACGCTCAGCACGGCCAATGGTGCCACTGATGAAGCGCGTAACGCGGTCCTTCGGTTTACGGGCACGCTCAGTGCGGGGCGCAACGTGTCGTGCCCCGACGGTATCGAAAAGCTGTATGTGGTGCAGAACGCAACTACGGGCGGGTTTGCCATCACCTTCAAGACTGCTTCCGGTACGGGTATCAGCGTGCCGAACGGCAGCACGCTGCTGCTGTATACCGATGGCACGAATGTGCTTGCGGTTACGGCCAGCATGGCCGCGCAGAGCGCAAGCAGCGTCGCCATTACGGGCGGCAGCATCACGGGTATTACCGACCTTGCGGTGGCCGACGGTGGTACAGGTGCTTCTAACGCGGCGGATGCGCGTACCAATCTGGGGCTTGGCACGGCTGCAAGCCCGCAGTTCACCGCGATAGAACTTGGCAACGCTTCCGACACCACGATCGCCCGTTCTGCAGCGGGTGTGGTGACTGTAGAAGGCGTTGAGGTGGTGACGCTGTCGCGCTCTCAAACTCTGACCAACAAGACGCTGACAGACCCCGCAATCGTTGGCACGATTATTGAAGATATCTTCACGATCACAGACGGCGCTGCTTTTGAGGTTGACCCCGCGAATGGAAGTATCCAGCTTATCACCCTTGGCGCATCAAGAACACCAAAGGCAACAAACTTCGCGGCGGGCGACAGCATCACCCTCATGGTCAATGACGGCACTGCCTATACGCTTACTTGGACAGACGCCACATGGGGGAGCGGCGGAGTGATTTGGGTCGGTGGCACTGCGCCCACTCTTGCGACAAGCGGCTACACAGTTATTGAGTTTTGGAAAGTAGGAAGTCAGGTCTATGGCGCACTTGTTGGGAGTGTCGCGTAATGCTCTGTCATAATCTGAGAAGGGTCAGGCCGTCTGGCGGTCTTGCTATAGCCGCATCCGCCACTTGGAACACGAATGGTTCTGACGATACTTCCTACAGTGTGACGCTTCCGGCGGGTATTCAGTCTGGGAACCTTCTCCTGATGTTCGTCGGTCTTGATGGTTCCACGGACAGACTTACGCACACTGGATGGACAAGCCTTGCCGAGTCAACTTCGGACAGCGAGTATCGTTACATACTTGGCAGAATTGCAGATGGGACAGAAGGCGCGACAGCCTCGTTTACATCTTCAGCCACAGAATCATGTTCCGCGAATACCTACCTGATAACCGGGAACAGGAACGGCTTAACATCAAGTGAGATAGCTGTATCGTCGGTCGTTAATTATACATCAACAACAACGACCGCTGACCCACCTTCCTTGACGCCGTCATGGGGTTCCGCTGAAAATCTCTGGTTTGGCTTGGTTATCACAAATGACTCCAACATTACATCAATTGTTTCGTATCCAACAAATTACGATCTTGGACAACTTACGAACATTAACGGTTCTGGGGGCGGCGGCAACTCTCGTCAAGCAATCATGTCAGCCGCGAGGCTTTTGACAGCAAGCACAGAAGACCCCGGAGCATTCACATGGACAACTGCCCGTAGAGCCGGGGCGTACACAATCGCAGTGAGGCCAGCATGAATTATGTAAAAACCAACAACGGAGCGGTGGTCGAGTACCCCTACCAAATCGGCAAAATCCGGCAGGAGAATCCGCAGACTTCGTTCCCAAGCAAGATGTCCGACAGTCTGCTTGCGGAGTATGGCGTTTATCCGGTGACGCCCGTTTCGCCGCCACCTGTCACTATCTACCAGCGCGTGGTAGAGGGCACTCCGGCATTCTCAAATGGGGCATGGCGGCAGACATGGAACATCGTCGCGGCTTCCCCGCCTGACAGCATCACGCCGCGCCAGTGCCGTCTGCTGCTTCTCCAGCAGGGGTTGCTTTCTCAGGTCGAGTCGATGATTGCCCAGCAGGATGAGGCCACGCGGATTACTTGGGAATACGCAATCGAGTTCCGGCGCGACGATCCGCTGCTGAACCAGCTTGCCCATAACCTTGGTTTAACTGATGCGGAGATCGACCAGTTCTTTATCACGGCAGCGCAGATGTGAAGTTTAACCGATGGCCCTAATCAAGTTGCAATTTAAGCCCGGAATCGTTCATGACGTATCAACGTATACGAATACTGGCGGCTGGTACGATTGCAACTTGATGCGGTTCCGCTTCGGGCTTCCGCAAAGCATCGGGGGATGGGAAAAGTACTCTAGCAACACCTTCCAAGGTCTTGCGCGGGCCATGCACAATTGGATCACGCTAGCAGGCGACAACCTCTTGTTCCTTGGAACCAACAGCAAGGCTTATATTGAAGAAGGTGGTGCCTTCAACAACATTACTCCCATTCGGGCTTCTGCCGTGTTGAATGGTCCGTTTGCCGCGAGCAACGGTTCAAGCACGATTACGGTGACGGACGTTGCGCATGGTGCCGAAACCGGGGATACGGTTATCTTTTCGGGGGCGGCTTCGCTAGGGGGCAACATTACTGCGGCCCTTTTGAACACGAGCCATGTGCTCACAAAAGTCGACAACGACAGTTACACCGTCACTGTAGCGGCCACGGCCAACGGCAGTGACTCCGGTGACGGTGGAGCAACGGTTACTGCTCAATACGAAATTACTGTAGGCTTGAACACTGAAGTTGGTGGCGGCGGTTGGAATGCTTCTACATGGGGGCGCAGCACTTGGGGCTCAGGTGTTGATGTTCTTGTGTCGCTTGAATTGCGGCTATGGTACGCGAACAATTTTGGCGAAGATCTTATCTTCAACATAAAGAACGGTGCCATCTACTATTGGGACGCTACCGGAGGCGTTACCAGCAGAGCCGTTACGCTAGATTCGCTTTCCTCCGACAGCACTTGCCCGACCATTGCCACGCAAGTCCTGGTGTCTGACAAAGACCGCCACGTGATCGCTTTCGGCTGCGACAATGGTGACGGTGTACAGGACCCTCTGCTGATCCGTTTCAGCTCGCAGGAAAACCCTTTCGTGTGGCAAAGCCTGCCCACCAACTCGGCAGGCGACCTGCCCTTGGGCACAGGCTCCAAGATCGTACGCGCACTTGAAACCAAGCGCGAAATTATCGTGTTCACCGATGCCACGCTGTATTCCATGCAGTTCCTTGGTCCGCCTTATACGTTCGGTATTCAGCAGATCGCGGGCTTTTCTACCATCGTTGGTTCCAACGCAGCTATCGCCGTTGATGACTACGTGTTTTGGATGACAAAGCATGGCTTTGCTGTGTATGACGGCAGCTTGCGCGAACTTGACTGCCCCGTGCGGGATTACGTGTTCCACGACTTTAATCATTCGCAACCGGGTAAGGTTTTTGCCGCGCATGTTCCGAACCATTCGGAAGTGATGTGGTTCTATTGCTCTGAAAACGCAACGGAGCCTGACCGTTACGTGACCTATAACTACAAGGAGCAGTCCTGGTACTATGGACAGCTCACCCGCACGGCTTGGATTAGCTCTGCTCTGCGCGAATACCCGATTGCGGCGGGCACCAGTGGGTATCTGTACAATCACGAACTTGGCAACGACGCAGATGGCGCTGCAATGAACAGCTACATTGAAAGCTCGCCCGTTGAACTGACTGTGGAAGGTGGACCGGGCGAGCGCCACATGCTGATCAGCCGTATCATACATGACGTTGACTTTGAGGGGTCTACAGCACTGACCCCGACCGTAACGATGACTCTTAAAACCAGCCGCTATCCGGGGTCCAACTACAATTACACCTCGGCCAACAATGTGAGCCAATCGACCACTGTACCCATTTCACAGTTCACCGAATATAGCGATGTGCGCTTGCGCGGTCGACAGGTTGTCATGCGGATAGAGAAAAACGCGCTTGGTGTGGACTTCACTCTGGGTTCGCCGCGTATTGAAGTGCGCCCTGACGGTAGACGGTGATGGATCGCAAAGCGGCCCTGCCCATTTACCCTGACCCGCCTGAGATCTATGCTCGGCGGTGGGCTTCCGATCTGGTAAGGGCGCTGGATCAACTGAATGTACTATTGCGCAACCCCGGCGAGGGGCGTTTTACAACCGCGACGTTTACTAACCTCCCAACTTCGGACGAAGGTCTCGAACCGGGGGCGCTATTCCGGTTCGGGAATCAGCTTTTGATCGTGCTTGCCGATCGTTCTTACCCGGCAGGCTATTCTGTAACCGCAGGTTTGGGTTCGGTAACCGTAACGACGAGCTAGTTGCACCTTTTGACTGAAAACGCTATGGTGCAAAGGCGTAATCGGGCTTCGCTCACCTGCTCAACATGACCGTGACGAGGTTTACATGCAGGACGCATACGCAATCAACGGACTTGAAACGCTCCCTCAGGTTGGGAGCCTGCTGGCCAAGTTGGGTCGCTACGAAGACGCTTATATCGCGCACGTAGCCGAAGGCGAAACCGTTGTTCCGTTGGAAGTGCTGGACAGCAATCCAGCCTTGAAAGAAATGCTCTTTGCTCAAATGCGCGACATGGGCATTGAACCTGAACGGTATATTGTCGGCAATGAGCTGAACAGCATCAACCCGGTGACGGGCCAGCCGGAGTTTTTCCTTAAGAAACTATGGCAGGGCGTCAAGAAGGTGCTCAAGGTCGCCGCTCCGGTGATCGGTGCCATCGCAGGCAGCTTTATCCCCATTCCGATCGTTGGCCCTATGATCGGCAGCTTCGTGGCCAGCAAGATCGCGGGTTACGACACAAAGTCCGCGCTGCTCGGCGCAGCGGCCTCGGGCATCGGCGCATACGGCCTCGGCGGTAGCGCAGCAGCGCAGGCGGGAGGCTATCTCGGCTTCAGCGGCGGGCTGGGCGGGCCTTCGCTGGGTTCGGCTTTGCTCAGCGGTGTCAAAAGTCAGGGCCTTGGTTCGCTTATTCAGGCAGCAGCCCCGGCTGTGCAGGCCCCGGTTGATACAGCGGCAACATCACTGGGTGGCTCCTTCAAGCTGCCTTTCTCTTCTGGCCTTGCAGCGCAGACCACGGGTGCGGCCACGGGTGCGAACGCTGTTGCAGCAGCGACTCCGGCAGCGACAACCAATTTTGCCACAGGCACTATTGCAGAGCCGCTCGTGAATATGGCGATCAAGAACCCCGGTCTGGTACTGGCGGGTGGTTCCATGCTGGCTTCGCTTCTTGACAAACCTGAAAAGATCAAGCCTTCGCTTGTCAATACAACTACGGGCTATGACGTTTATAGTGAAAACCCCGACCAGTATAACATCGGTAATCTTGGTCCGGCCCCTGTTTCGTACAGCAATAGCCCCGGTCAGTACGTCAGCAACGCTTATTACAGCCCGCAGATCCCCGCACCGCAGATGCAGCCGATCGACTACACACGCTCGTTCGCGCAGTTCCCGGTGCAGCCGATGTATATGGCCAAGCGCGGCGGGCACATCAGCGGCCCCGGTACGGGCACCAGCGACAGCATTCCTGCAATGCTGAGCGACGGTGAATTTGTGATGACTGCCAAAGCCGTCAAGGGCGCTGGTGGTGGCGACAGGCGTAAGGGCGCTAAGAAGATGTATGCAATGATGAGGCAGTTCGAGGCGCTCAATGGCTGAGACAACCATCCAGGAACAAATCGTAAAGGAAAATCCGCAGATTGAAGCATACCGCATTGGTTTGCTTGAATCTGCAAAGAACCTTGTAAAAACACCTACGACTATTCCGGCTTATCAGGTTGCGGGCCTGAGCCCCTACGAAATTCAGGCGATGTCTCTTGCACAGCAGGGCATCGGGTCGTACCAGCCCTACCTGAACACAGGCACGCAGGCGCTACAGGGCGCGGGGGAAGCGTTCAGCTACATCAGCCCTGTGGCCAGCCAGCTTGCCCAGCAGGGTCAGCAGGTCGCTCAGACGGGCGGTAATATGTACGACACTGGCATCACCAGCCAGTTCATGAACCCGTATCAGCAGGCTGTGACCGATGAGGCTATGCGCCAGATCGACCGTCAGGCCGACATTGGCTTGCAGGGTATTCGTGCGCAGGGTGTGGCCGCTGGAGCCTACGGCGGCAGCAGACAGGCAATTGCTGAGTCGGAATTTGGCCGCAATGTGCTGGACATGAAAACTCAGCGTATTCTGCAGGATCTGTCCGCCAATTACGGGCAGGCGCAGAACGCGGGCATGACCGCATTTGAAAATGCTCGCTCGCGCAATTTGCAGGCTCAGCAGCTCGGGCTTGGTAGCTTGCAGTCAGCGGGCCAGATGTATGGCTCGTTGGGTGAAGCCTACGGCAACCTTGGCACGCAGTTCGCCAACCTTGGCTCCATGGGTGCGCAGCTTGGGCAGGAGCAGTCGCGTTACCTCGCCATGCTTGGCGGCGTGCAGCGTGAGAATGCTCAGGCGGGCCTTGATGCGCAGCGCCAGACGGAGCTGGCCCGTCAGTACGAACCGTATCAGCGCCTCGGCTTCCTGAGCGACATCTATGCCAAGACGCCGACCACGCAGTCCACCCTTTCGCAGTCCACTTCACCTTCGGCAAGCGGGCTCAGCGCGGCACTCGGTTCGGGTATCCAAGCCTATGCCATGTATCAGGGCATGAACAATCTGTGGGGTAATAACCAGTGAACAGGGTATTCAGCCGCCCGCTTTTCAAGGGCAACTTCGTTCAGCGGTATGCGCAGGGCGGTATCGTCAGCACCGTTATGGGGCCTGAAGAACAGGATCCAATGGCCATTCTTACGGGCATGGCCGAACAGGTGGATGCTACCGAGCAGAACCTGGATGCGGCGAACAACATCGACGAGATCCTTACCAGTTTTTCGGGCACGCCGAAAACGGCACAGGATGCCCGCGCTGAACTGGCGGAGCTCGTAGGTCCGCGTGATGCTGAAGCCACACCGGAAAGTGTGCTGGCCCTTGTGCAGCCGACCATGGCGATCATGGAAATGTCGCGCCAGATGTCGCCTCCGGGCGGTATTGCTTCCATGCCCATGGAAGAAGCTGCCCCTATGGAGGGGGCGGCACCGACAAATTTTACCCCGGCCCCGGACGGTAGCCCCGTTCCGGGTTTCGCGGTCGGTGGTCAGGTTGACTATAACCAGATTATGCAGGACTATGCGGGTATGCAGCAGGCGATCCCCAAGCAGTACGGGGCTGACCCTGCTTCGGCATGGCTGGCGCTGGCGCAGCTCGGCGCGGGCATGGCACAGGGCAAGACCTTTGCTCAGGGCCTGAGCATGGGTACTCAGCTTGCCGCGCCCGTGATGCAGCAGGGTATTCAGAACGTGCGGGATGAAAAGTCCCGCCTGAGCCAGTTTGTTGCGGCTGAAGCCACCCGTCAGAAGGAGGCCGCAGCACGGGCTGCTGAGATTGCTGAAAGTCGTTCCTTTGAAGAAGGGCAGACACAGAAGCAGATCGACGCGCAGATCCGCCTCAAGAAAATGGAGATGGGTCAACTGCCTGCTGACCAGAGCACGGCGGAGCGTATTGCAATGGGTGAAGGCTTGGTGAAAGGCACCGATGCGTTTGAGCGCCGGGTAGCCAAGCTGCTTACCCCCAAGGATGCTAACGAAAGCACCGCAGACATTAGGAATGCTGAGCGCAAGGCGCAGGCGGCAGGTTTTGAACCGGGTACTGAGGAATACGAGGCAGCGGTCCTCGAATATATGTCGGACACCACCAGCCCCGAAACATATGCTGCTATTGAAAAGGCAAAGCGTGTCGCCAAGCTGCGGCTTCAGCTGGATGCCGATCCCACAAACAAAGAACTTAAATATGAACTCGATGCTTTGGAAGCGCAGTCTGGTGGTGTGACCGTAAACCTTGGCGACAAGGCTGGTGCAGGCATTATTGAAAAGCAGTTCGGCGCTGAACAGAAGCAGCTTGAAAATCTCCGCCTTGAGTCACAGGCTGCGCGTACGACCAAGCAGGCGCTTGCTCCGGTGCTGACTATGCTGGAGCCTGTGCGCCGTGGTGAGCAGCCTTCGTACATCACAGGTGCGGGCGGCGATAGCTGGCGCTTGCTCGGTGCTCAGGCCCTTACCACCCTGAACGAGGCAGCGGGCCTTGGTCTTACCAACGATCAGATCTCCAAGGCATTT